CGACTGGCTCCAGAACGATATGCAGGTTCGTGTCGTGAACCTGCTCATCGTCAACCCGAAGATTCCCTACACCGACAACGGCATCGGCCTTGTTGAGAACCAGATGCTTGCATCCCTGAAGGACGGCCAGAAGTACGGCGGCATTGCTCCTACGGAGTATGATGCAGACGGTAATGCTATTCCGGGCTACACCACGTCCGTGCCGCTGGCAGCAGACCTGACCAGCACCCAGAAGGCATCCCGTATCCTGAAGGACTGCAAGTTCTCTGCCCGCATTGCTGGTGCTATCCATGTGGTGGAAATCAAGGGTTGCCTGACCTACGAGAATCTGTAAGGGAGGGAAAGTAAATGTCCAGCAAGATCAAGACCTACAACCCGAAGGAAGTTATCGTCACCTGCGGTACGCACATTGTCACCGGCTATGCAGACGACAGCTTCATCAGCATTGAGCCGAACGGCGACGGTGTAACCAAGAAGACCGGCTGTGACGGCGAGATTGCCCGTTCGATTTCGCCGGATAATACCTACAAGGTCAAGCTCACCCTGTTGCAGACCAGCGACAGCAACTCGTACTTCTCCGGCATGGTCGATCTCGACCGCGACACCGGCAACGGCCTGTTCCCGATTCTGATTAAGGACCTGAAGGGCGGTCTGGTGTTCAGCACGGAAGCTGCATGGTGCGTGAAGAAAGCTCCTGTCACTCGCGGCAAAGAGACCAACAACCGTGAGTGGGAGCTTGACACCGGCGATGCCACCATGAACGAGTAAGGAGGACACCGATGAATAACCTGAAGCAGCTCGAAACCCGCGAAGTAACCGTGGGTGAAAACATCTTCTACATCCGTCCGCTTCCGGCGTTCAAAGCAGCGAACATGACCGGCGAACTGGCAGCGCTCGTTCTGCCGCTCGTGTCTGGCCTTGCGCCGCTGCTGTCCGCCGTGGACACGGAAAAGGAGGGCAATGGCCTGCTTGACATCAAGGTGGAGGATGCAGCTCCCGCGATTGCGGGGGCTTTCTCTTCGCTCGATGGCGATAAGGTCGAGAAAATCCTGAAGCACCTGCTGATCGCGGGCAGCAACATCTCGGTGGAGCAGCCGGGCGAAAAGGTGCGTCTGCTCACGGAAGACCTTGCCAACGAGGTGTTCTGCACCGATGTGCAGGATATGTTCATTCTGGCGTTTGAGGTCATCCGCACCAACTACAACGGTTTTTTCAAGAAGCTCGGCGACCGATTTGGCAAAGTCGCCGAGTGGGCGGAGAGGACGATGGCTCAGGCCCGGAGCGCTACGGCGACCTCGACCTCAGCGGTTTCACAGAACTTGAGCTGAGAATGTATATCCTCATCAAGGCTCGGCTTGCGTCCATGTGGGAGCTGAAGAACTGCTATACGCTGGACGAAGCTCTGAAGCTATATGCGCTGTACCGCATGGAGCAGGACGTGGAAGCCGGCCGGGTAGAGGATATGGCTAAGGAGGTGAGCTGACCAGTATGACCATACGCGACATCGGCATCCTGTTTGGCTACAAGGTCGATCAAGCCTCCGAGCAGAAGGTAGAGGGCAGCATCAAGTCGCTGAAGTCGATGGCCTCCAAAGTTCTCGGCGCGGTTGGCATTACGCTGTCCGTCGCGGGCATCAAGAGCTCCATTGATGGCTGCGTTGAGGTGGCATCCTCCATTGAAGAGATGCAGAACAAGTTCGATGTTGTCTTCGGCGATATGCGGAATGAAGTCGATAAATGGGCGCAGGAATACTCCGATGCCATTGGCCGCAACAAAAACGACGTCAAGACCTACCTTGCCGATCAGCAGAACTTGCTGGTCGGTTTTGGCATGACCCGCAAAGCTGGCGCTGAAATGGCCGAGCAGATGACCTCGCTGGCCCTCGACCTTGCCTCGTTTGGTAACATGGACGAAACAGCGTCCGTAAACGCCATGACGAAGGCTGTCATGGGCGAATCTGAAGCCGCTAAGACGCTGGGTGCGGTCCTGAACGACAGTACCAGAGCGCAGGCGATGGCTACGCTGGGGCTGAAGGGAACCTACGATAAGCTGGACCAGCTCACGAAGATGCAGGTCAACTATCAGGCCATCCTCCAGCAAAGCCCGGATGCCATTGGCGACTGCCAGCGCAGCCTCGACAGCTACGAAAGCACCAAAAAGCGGTACATCGCCAAGCTGAAGGAAATCAAAACGATAGTCGGCCAGTTCTTCCTGCCGACCTATCAAAAGATTCTGAGCATTGGCGCGAAGGGGCTGACGATGATTCGTGATTGGCTCCAGAAGCTCACAGAGCTTACGGATAAGCTGGGCGGCTCACAGCGCGTCCTTGCTATTCTGACCGCTGCGTTCACTGCCATGCTCGTGGCGATGAACCTCAAGAAAATCGGAGCGGCCATAAGCGGCTTTACGAAGCTGGTACGGGCAATAGGGCTGGGCCACGGGAAGGCACTGGCCTTCTTTGCTGTCTTCCTGCTGCTGGCTCTCGTGATTGAGGACTTCATCTCGTTCATGCGGGGCGACAACAGCCTGCTCGGAACCATGCTCGAACGAGCTGGCGTTGACTGCGAAAAGCTGCGCCAGAACATCGTCGGAGTATGGACGAAGATCAAGCAGGCCATCGGCTACATCGGCGAAGGCATCCGTAATGTGGTTGTTCCCATATTTGAGGGCATCCGAACTGCGGCGGTGGTGGCGTTTGAGGAGATACAGCAAGCCGTAGCCAAGGTAGCCCCCGGTATCGCTCAGTTCTTCAAGGAATTGTCGAGCGGGAAGGTTGATAAGAAAAAATGGACAGACATCGGTGAATCCATCGGCAGAATTGCCGTGGGCGTGGTGGCTGTCATAGCCGCTGTCAAGGGCATCTCGGCTATCTTTGGCGTGATTACAACCGTTATTTCTGTTGTGAAAGCTGTCATTTCCGTTATTAAGCTGGCCTTTGTTGTTGTAAAGAGCATCATCACCGTTATCAAGGTGGTCGGTGCGGTAATCTCTGTTCTTGCCAGCGCCTTCGGCCCGGTCATTCTGGCAATCGCCGCTGCAATCGCAATCGGCGTTTTGCTGTGGAAGAACTGGGACAAGATTCGTGAGGCAGCAGGCAATCTGCTGGAAGGCATCAAGGCTACGATTGGCAACGTCCGCGATGCCATTGTGACGGGCATCCAAGCGGCCATCGACTGGATAACATCTCTCCCGGCTGAAGCCCTGAAGTGGGGCTCCGACATCATCGACGGCATCGTATCAGGCATCCAGTCTGCGGTAGGTCGTGTAGGCGAGGCTGTAAAAGGCGTAGCCGATAAGATCAAGTCGTTCCTCGGCTTCTCGGAGCCGGAGGATGGTCCCCTGAGCGACTTCCACACCTATATGCCGGACATGATCGACCTGATGGCATCGGGCATCACTTCCGGCAAGAAGAAGGTGAAGGATGCACTGGAAGGCATGACCGGCGAAATGTCGGTCATCGCCAAGGCCAATGTGGTTTCCAAAGCTACCGGGCGGGGCGCAACCGGCAGAACGACCGGTGGACGCACTGTGACCCAGAACGTAAACATCAACAACCAGTTCAACGGCGACCGTGCCGGGCAGCAAAAGAGTTCTGAGGCTATGGATAAGGCCGCAGGCGATGCTACCGGCGAGATGGCCCGTGCGCTGGCATTTGCAAAGTAGGTGAGAGTACATGGCAAGAGCAAAACAGCCCGTCAGCGTCGATGACATCGAGTTTGATGCCTTGATCGACTCCGAAGAAGGCTATGAAGCGGATGTGCCTGAGTACCCGACCGAAAAGGGCTTCAGTGTAAGCGACACCATCGTGCTGAAGGCCGACACCCTGAATATGACGCTCTATGTGACCGATACGCCGGTGACATGGAGGGAGCGTACAGGCTCCGGCCCCGGAAAGACGGAGGGCGTTGTTCGTCGGCTGAAGGACTTGTATTTCGCCAAGAAGATTCTCGAAGTCACGACCACTGACTGCGTGTATTCCAACATGGTGATTACAAGCATGAACATCAAGAAGTCTGTGGAGGTCGGCTACGCCCGTGAGATTCCGATAGCCTTCAAGAAGATCGAGGTGACGGAAACCGCCACCGCAGAAATCCCGGCCAGCTACGGCAAGTCGGGCAAAACTGCAAAAGCCGCTGGAAAAGCGAGCACCACCGCCGCAAGTACGGCAGGAAGCGGCTCGTCCGGCGGCTCCTCTGCATCAGGTTCTTCGTCCAGCTCTAGCAGAGGTTCCGTTCTCTATAACGCTGCCAGCAGTTTCGGCTTGCTGGGATAAGGAGGGCGTTCGTGGACTACTTCGTCATCGAAGTCCCGGACATGAACGACAGCGTTGTCAAAGTTTCCCTCCAAAGCAGGCTGTATCAACTGCGATTCACATGGAATGACACCGGCGGCTACTGGATGCTCGGAGTGATGGATTCACTCGGAACGCCACTGCTGCTCGGTGTCAAGATGGTCCCGCAGTTTCCGCTCAACCTGCTGTTCGGCCGGGATGATATGCCCAGCGGCATCTTCGCTGTCCTGACCGAAAAGGAGAGCGTCGGTCGGCAGGATTTTGCCGATGGGACGGCTCGTTTTGTGTTTGTCCCGGCATGATGCTGGAACAAATCATCCGGTAAAATCAATTCTCATTTTGAACAAATATCTGAGGGCGGGTTTGACAATTCGTTCTCAGAAGGTTCCAGACAAATTTCCATATACTTTTACTGGTACAGTCTGGGT